TATATCTGGGATGACCGAGCTCGGGTGTTCTACGACCTCATCCTCACCGGCGGCGACACCGATAAGTTCTGGGCCGACCAACTCGTATGAACGACACGAACCCCACAATCGAAGAAGCTAAGACGGCACTATTGAGCGAGATAGGCCGCGCTGGTGGCCTCGCTCGCGCTAAGAAGCTGTCGAAGGCGCGTCGGAAGGCGATTGCTCGGACTGCTGGTCTGGCGCGGCAGCAGAAGGCGCGGGAGAAGAAGCGGTCGCAGTCTTAGCGGCTTGCTGCTTGTCCAGCCGTTCCCCAAACGCGACCATCTCCTTGCTTTTCGCGGCCGGTTTATTCTCCGCTTGGCGTACCGCGTGATGCTCGCCCAACACGTGCCTCTCGGCACGGCTGAACTCTTGGAAAACTTCCGGCGCCATCCGCGCCCGTGTCGCGGTGAATGACTCTCGGCTGCTTCTATCAACGCCATAGATGCGGTCGAGCTCGGCTATCTTGTTCCGCGCAATTTGCGAAGAGCGATGGACGTTGTGGGATTCGCGCTGCTTTCCTTTGCCGTATTTCGCTAGCTTGGCGGCATAGCTATGACCCGTTTCCGAATAGAACATCGATAAAAGTGCGGGGACGATGCGCAGCAAGATGGGGCCGATATAGAGGCTCTCGGTTTTGACCTTGCCGCCTTCGCGGTAGCTGCGCTGGCTATAGAGATATTTCCGGCCTTTGACGGTTTTTGTTACGAGCGCCATGCGACGATTCCGATGTTGATTGCGATGCGGCCTAGGGTAGGGCGCAGCAACACATCAAACAATCCACACATCTCGTCTCATGCTGTCACACACGCGGTATGATTAGGAGCGGCTCTTGTTCTTTGAAGGAGAACTCCGATGGCCGCTCCCCGGTACATCCACATAGACCAGAAGCGCTACCTATGGCGCGACGTTCTCGCCTTGCGACGTGAGCAGTACAAGGCTGCCCGTCAGCACGACCAACCCGCGCTGTTTGAGATGCGGGACGATGCTCGGCCGAAAACCCAAACAACGGCAAGCGACCGATACCGCCAACCCCTTCTATTCGAGGAGAGACAGTCATGACCCTGCTCTTACACGCGGGCGCCAAGGAAATCGACTATGACGGCTTGCGCGGCTTGGAAACCCCGCAGCCGACCCAGACGCATGTGCCCATCGCGCATGCTCGCATCGTCGAGACCCTGCGCTATGCGTTGGGTTTCTACGGGCATGAGGTCGTGGACGAGCATCACGGCGTCACCGAGGACGGCATGCGCTATTTCGGCGTCCTGTCGCTCAAGAGTCCGTATGGGAACTACACCGATACGGTTGGTTTGCGAAATTCGCATGACCGCACGTTCCCTGTCGGCATCGCCTTCGGCTCGCAGGTGTTCGTCTGCGACAATCTCAGCTTCATCGCCGACCATGTTATCCGGCGCAAGCACACGGCAAACGCCATGCGTGATTTGCCGGGGTTGGTATCGGAGCTCATCGAGCCGCTCGGCCTACAGCGCCAAGTGCAGGCGGCCACGTTCGGCCGCTATACGCGGGCGCTACTCACCGACGAGCAGGCCGACCACGCCATCTTGGATATGTACCGGGAAGGCGTCGTCAACATCCAGCGCGTGGCCGATGTGGTACGCGAATGGGAGCAGCCGACCTTCGATGAATTTCGGCAGGAGCGTAGCGCGTGGCGTCTGTTCAACGCTGCCACGTTCGCGCTCAACGGCCGCATTGCCGAGAATCCGGGCGTCACCCGGAAGCTGCATGCGGTTATCGACGGCGTATGCGAGCACGTCGATGCCTAGCTACATCGTCCATCTTTATCCGGTAGTGCGGGTGGCAATCCCCATCGACGCTCCCAACAAGGAGCAAGCAGTGGTGGATGCTATCAACGGCTTCGAGGCGGCATACCAGCGCAACGGGACCGTCGTAGGCGGCGAGTTCGCCGATGACTTCCATGACCCATGCGTCGTGGACGTGGAAGGAGACGAAGAACATCAAGAAACCACCGAGCATTATCACGGCGATGGCCAGCAAACAGATGCCGACCCCGCCTAACTATCCACAGCCTCAATCCGAGGCTGTTTTTTATGGAGTTACCATGAGGAGCGGACGTTCCGTAACTTCGTAAAGGGAGACATCGAATGGATGGCTCAACTGCTCATACGAAATGCGCCTGCGGCACGCACTCGCTTACCGCACGCGAACACGCTGACCTGCCGCGCTGGCAAGGCACCACGTTTTGCTTCACCGCTTGCATCGACGCTGCCGCAGCGCGATGGGCTCAGGAACAAAAGCATCTCGGCTTTGACCTCCACGTCGGCGCAGTCGAGGACATCGACGTTGCCGAACTGGCAGGCGCGTGATGGAAACATTTCGCTGTTGCGCGTGCGGCAAGGTCATTCTCGGCCTCTATCGCTTCATGTGGGGCGGCCTGTGGCAATACGCCTGCGATGGCAGATGCCAAGACGACTACATCGCGGTCCAACACCGCCGCGCCGAGCGTGCTGGCGGCATCGTCCCGCGACACTTAGGTCATGGCGGCTAACGAATCAAATTGCCGTACACCGAACCCGCGCTCATTTCCTCCCGAGCGGGATAAACTCGCCGCTGCCTCACCGCAGCGGTTCCTCTTTTGCGTGCTACCATTTTGCATGTGGAACAGCCGCAAAAAATCGTCTTGTTGGGCGAACCGAAATCAACGCAACACATTTATCATTCAACGTGCCGAGGACGCTTTCCGACCGTCTATCTAACCCCTGAAGGCAAGGCGCTGAAGGAAGCGTACCAGTGGCAGGCTAAGGCTCAATGGAAGGGCAAACCGCTTGAGAGCGACGTGCATCTTTTAATCACGCTGTATTTTGGCACGAGACGCCGCGCCGATTTGGATAACTTCAACAAGCTGTCGCTCGATGCGCTCACCGGCATCGTCTACGAGGACGATGTGCAGATTAGCGCCCTGCATCTTTATCGCGGGTACGACCCCAAGCAGCCGCGTATCGAAATTGATGTTGGCGTATGAACATCCGCCCCAACGTACTTTGGCTCATTGGGCAGCACGCGACGCGGTATCAGGCCGTCTCGCACATCATGGAAGTCTACGAGCTCTACTACGGCGAAGCGGTGATGTTTCTCGACCAAGAGGGCGTTTATTTCCCCGAGCGGCTTTGCGCCGACAAACCGAAGCGGCGGGAACTCGATATTTCGGACAAGCGCAGGCAGGAGCTTCAGGAGTTGTCTCTCACGGACTGACTACGGTATCCACACGCAACCGATAGACGGTTAGTCGGTCCTGTGATTCACTTAAGCGATATGGACGATGAAACCTTTACGGCCGCTGTGCACGCGATTGCCTTTGGCGGCGAGGGGCAGTTGGAGAAGCCAAAATATTACGCCCTCAGCAACGATGAAATAGCCGTTTACCTCGCGCGACCCAGAGTAGCTAGTCCCGGCGTCATCGTCCTGCATAGGAACGGGACGTGGCGATACGACCGTGATTTACCAGCTAACGATCCCCTCAAATGACTTTCACCCAAAAGCAGCAGGTTGACCACCGCGTAGCATTTATCCAGGAGTGCCGCCAGAAGGCGTGGGGTGCGCGCTGCCATGCTGATTGGGTCGGTAAGGAGCTCGACGAAGTGCTCGCCGTCTACCAGAAGCTCCAGGCAGAAGACCAAACGCTCGACGCGGACATCAAAGAGCTATCGCAGGCCGTCGATTCGCACACCGTCGATAATCGCGAGAAGCGGAAAGAGAAGCAGGAGCGGCGCAACAAGATAGCGCAGGAGATGGCCTTCATCGGCCAGAACGCTCAGCAGGGCCAAAAGACCCTCGCGCAGCTTCATCAGAGCGCCGAGAGCGCCTTATCGCTCGCCGCGCATGCCGAGACGTGGGAGTGGGAGGAGGTGGAGGCAAAAATGCCAAATCCCGAAGACGACGGCCCCAATGCAGAGGGCAACAAAATCGTCGTCGTGGAAACTCCTGGCGACCTGTGCGGCAATACCAAGAAACTGTCAGATGGTTCCACGTGTCCGGGATGCAGAGCTTGCCAATAACAATATGCGTTCTGTTGAAATCGAGATTTCCACGCTTCAGTTGCCAGACTGGAATCCGCGCAAGATCAGCGAGCCGGATTTTCGAGGCTTGGTCGATAGCATCAGGATCGACCCGGACTTCCTCAAAGCGCGGCCGGTCATCGTCAACACCCGCAGCGGCAAGAATGTCGTCATAGCGGGCAACATGCGCGTCCGGGCCTGCCAGCGCCTTGGCTACACCACCGTCCCGGCCATCTTGGTAGACCTCGACCCCGAGCAAGAGAAGCGCTGGGCCCTCAAAGATAACATCCACCAAGGCCAGTGGGATATCGAGCTACTGGTCAATTTCGACGATCAGCTATTTGATGCGCCAGGCATAGATATCGCCGACATGCTCAAGGGCGACACTGGCGAGACGGCTCACACCGACGATGGCACATGCGCACGCTGCGAGGAACTGCGGAAGGCGGTTGACGGCCATGAGAGACGTGCCGGACATGCGGTGCAGGAGAAGGAGTTGGAGGACTTAGGGTAAAATAAGGGGAATGCGGATATTACCGCCCATCGAATATGAAATAAGGCGTGCCATTCGTGATGCACGCGCCCTGGACCCGATCATCAACGTCGTGGCGCTTCAAGTGATGCTGGAGAAAAAATTCCATCGCACATTCAAACACGAATACGTTTCTCGCTTACTTCATAAGGTTGCCCGCGAAGGACTTGTCGATGCCGACCGAACCCAAATCAATGAGCGCCTTGCACAGACGCGGGAAGGTTATCGGCTGATCCGTGAGCGGTTGCTCAAGATCGTTTACTGGACGCCGGAGACGGGACAGCGCGGTGTGAAGCCGCCATTCCATGCCGAGATTATCGACGCGGCGAAAACGATCGTCATGCTCGACCTGGCATTGCTGAAAGCGGAAATCGATAACGGCCTCTACAGGAAGCCGGTCGAGGAGCTTGCGAAGGAATTCCGCTACGAGCCGCTGCCGGAGGAAATCCGGACAGTTATCATCGCGTCGTGGAAAAGGGGAGGGATGTTACCAGCAGCGACTATTGAGAAGATGGTGCCGCGAACGGCGCTCTAGCCATTGAGCCTTGTTATCGGCCGCCAGTTATTGAGATAGCGGGTGAAATTGCGCTCCCGATTCCGAAAATCTTGCTCCGCGATTCGCTGTTCATCTGCTCGATTCAGGCCCCGTCTCTCATAGCATTGCAGTGCCCGCGTTACACAGAAATAACTGTGGAGATTCTGCCCGGCATTTGGGTGAATGGCGTCAAGGCGCGTCAATAACCTTTGAGGCTCGATGATAATGAAATCGGTACTGCGGTTCGCAAATCCCACGAGTACGAAGACCCAGTAGTCAGCTTGCGACGTTTCAATCTGCCGCCGCTTGAGATTCCACCAACCGCTACCTCGCAATTCTGCAAGCAACGCAGGATCGCGCTGCATATGTGTAACGCTATAATCCCGCGAGAATTTAACCTGTAAGGAGACAGTTCGCGTGCTGCCAGTATTTGAGACCAAAAGATCGATGCCTTTATCTTTTGTCGGAACCCAGACCCTTACATTTCGGAAATGCTGTTCAATATGGCACGCTACGAGAAACTCCCCCGCATGCACGGTGAAGAGTGGTTTCATCGATGCCTCCCGACGATTTCGCTGACTCCCACTATGCTACAATATTCGAGCGAAGAATTGTGATTTCCCAAGCGCGCCTGTGGTTCGCTCTCAATACGTCCGTATGAGGCCGATGTACAAAAAAACCAGCGTTTACAAAGAAGCCTGCCCGACGTGCGGCGAATTTTTGGAGCGCACTGAATCGCGATTCCAAACCTGGAAGTGCAGATGTGGCGTTTGGGTCTACGACTATGTGAGGAGCGATTACGAGATAATTCCAACGCCACTGCATGCAAACGCTGGAGCACCCGCTTGACGAATATGACCTCGTAAGCGACCCGGAGATACGCCGAGCCGCTGCAAGGACCCTCAAGGGCTTTTGCCTTACCTATCTCCCGCACCATTTCCCACTCGACCCGTCCGACTTCTTCGATGAAATGTGCGAGGAGCTTGAGCGCGGCGACCTTCAGCGTCTTGAAGTGATCGGCTTTCGCGGCTGTGCCAAAAGCACCGTTGCCTCACTCGCGCTCGTCCTGTGGGCCGCCCTGGAGCATCCCGACCAATATCCGTTCATCATCATGCTGGCGGACACGCGTAGCCAAGCATCGATCAATGCCGCCTCGGTACAGCACGAGCTGCGCAACAACGACCTCATCCTCAAAGACTACGGACACCTAAAATATAAGCGCATCGACGATCCCCGGCCGGAGCCGACCTTGGAGAGCGACGAAGACTGGCAGGCGATGAACTGCGTGCTCGACAACGGCGTGCGCATTCTATCGCGCTCACGCGGCCAGAAGATTCGCGGCCTCAAGCACCGGCAGCACCGGCCAAGCCTCATCGTGGCCGACGACGTGGAAGACCTGGACTGGGTGCGCACGCAGGAGAATCGCGACAAGAGCGACCGATGGATGCGCGGCAACGTCCTGCCGTCCATCGACGAGCACGACGGTCGCATGGTCATCATCGGCAACTGGCTGCACACCGACGGCCTTATGGCGCGGCTCAAGAACACCGGCATCTTCCGGGTGCTGGAATTTCCGTTGTTGCGCGATGGGCCGGGCACCGAGGTGGAGCGCTGCACCTGGACGGCCAAATACCCCACCCAGGAGGCCATAGACCGCAAGCGCGAGGAGCTAGGCGACATTGGCTTCCGCCGCGAGATGCTCTTGCAGGTCGTGCCCGAGGAAGGGCAGGACGTACATCCCGAGGACATCCACTACTACGATGAGCCGCCGTTTGATGATGGCAATCACCTAGCCCACGGCGTTGACCTGGCTATCAGCACCAAGGAGAGCGCCGACTACACGGCGATCGTCTCGGGCGAGGTAACGTGGCCGCAGGGCAATATCGAAATCTACATCCAGCCGCATCCCATCATCCGGCGCATGACGTTCAGTCAGACGATGGATGCGCTCGACAATGTCCGCCGCAGCTCGAACATGAGTAGCGAGTTTTTCGTTGAGGCGGTGGCCTACCAACAGGCGGCGATCGAGGAGATGGAGCGCCGGGCATTCAGCGTAGAGGCCATGCACCCGATCAAGGACAAGCGCGCACGGCTACGCGTCGCGGCGCGTTACATCAAGATGGGTGTGGTCAAGTTTCCGAGGAAAGGCTGCGAGGAGCTCATCACGCAGCTATTGGGCTTCGGCGTCGAGAAGCACGATGACGGGTGCGATGCGCTAGTTTGGCTTATTTTGGGCCTCATCGGCGATGGTGTCGAACAGATGCGTGTCCATTACGTTTAGTTGCGTAATCGAGTGCATCTGATACGATTTACATGTGGAGCCAACGACCATCAACTACAATGGCAAGATATACCGACGGCAGCCAAAAGGGACACAAAGAAATCATCGCGTGTATTACTGGAGGCACGATTCCTGGAAAGCGTCGCCGCAGTCGCTTCATCGGCAGGTTTTTATCGACAATTTCGGCCCAATCCCCGCAGGGATGCACGTTCACCACATAGACCACAATCCATTCAACAATGCGCCCTCTAATCTTCGGTTGATAGGTGCTGGGCAGCATTCACGTCATCACCTCCTTACCCCCGAGCGTCGCGCATTGTCGGCCCGAACAGCTCGCGTCAACCAACCAAGCACGAAGGCGTGGCACGCTTCACCCGAAGGGCTTGCATGGCATAAGAAACACGCAACGAAGCAATGGACAAATCCGAGACGGTTTGACCGCACTTGCGAGGTATGCGGGGTAACATTCAAGGCGTTCCATTCCACGACTCTACGATGCAGCGGAAAATGCCACGCAGCGGCATGGAGACGCGACCATCCTGGCTACTACCATCAACAGCGAGTTGGATAGCCCTAGACGCGCTGGTCTACCTCATCCTCGGTCTTGTGGGTGAGGGGATTTCGCCACAGGAAGTGCAGTATGTGTGAGCAGAATCCTTCTTACGGATCATAAACAAATGAATAGGTCTCGCCGTCCTCTATCGGCAGCTCTCCGTAGCTTTCCCCGCCGATGTATACCGTGCACGTGACATATCTGTTACTTGGTGAAAACTCCGCCCATCCGTCATTGTTCGTGAATTCGCTCTCCTGGCCATTGAATAGGCCGTAATCAATAGTAATCTTCTTATCGCTCACTGGATCGCCGTCCTCATCAACGACGCGTATCGAAAATTCCATCGAGCATCCCCTCTTTTGGGCGTCGGCGTTTATCAAGAAGAAACGCAGGGATAGGTCATTCAATATCCCCAACCCAGCGGGAAGATATAATGCTAGTGCTACAATTTCGGCAAGTATGCCACGCTTTCTCGACCGACTTTTCCAGCGTACCGCCAGTCCTCACACCAATGAGAACGTCCCCCTCAACCGCTACGAGGGGTTTACCGCCAACGGCGCGGTGGTGTTGCGCGACCGGCGTGGCACGACCAGGGCCGAGTTTCCCGATGCTGATGAGAAGGGGTTTGGCGGCGGCAGCGACCCACTTGCCATCTACAAGCCCACGGGCGCCAAGGATGTCAGCGCCGCCAAGGCAATGGGCAATTTCACCGGCTGGACGTATGCAGCGGTCAATGCCATCGCCAGCGAAGTCGCCAACATCCAGCTTCGGCTCTACCAGATAACGGGCGACGACCACGAGGAGCAGGAAGACCATCCGCTCTTGACGCTGCTTGATGGCGTCAACGAGCACATGACCGGCATCGAGCTCAAATACACGACGATGGCGCACCTGGAGCTCACGGGTAACTGCTATTGGCTCCTGGATGGCGTCTCAGACGATCGGACGCCGCCGCGAGCCATCTACCCGATCAACCCAGGCCGCGTGCGTGTGAAACTCGATAAGACGACATTTCCGTACAAGCTCAGCCACTACGAGTTCACCATCGACGGCAAAGTCTTTCGCTTCGAGCCGTACCAGATTCTGCACCTCAAATATCCCGATCCGAATGACCCATTCGTCGGCATCGGCATACCGCAGACCATTCCCTCGTGGATCGACAGCGACAACTACGCGATGGAGTACAATCGCAAATTCTTCATCAATGGCGCATCCGTCGGCCTTTACATCCAGACCGACACCAACGTCGAAGCCAATATCGAGCGCATCCGCAAAGGCTGGGGCAACCGGCAGGAGGGCGTGGAGAACGCGCACAAGACGCCTGTGCTGCCCAAGGGCGCGAAGCTGGAGCACACCGGCGTCACGCAGCGCGACATGGACTTCAACAAGCTCACCGAGGCAACGCGCGACCGCATTCTTGCGGGCTTCCGCGTATCCAAAACCATCCTCGGCACGGCCGAAAGCGATACGAACCGCGCCACGGCGGAGACTGCGGACTATGTGTTCTCCAAGCGCACCATCAAGCCGAAGATGCTGCTGGTCGTGTCCTACCTCAACGAATTCCTCGTGCCGCGCTACGGCGATGACCTATACCTGACCTTCATCGACCCGACGCCTGAGGACAAAGAGTTCCGCACCAAGGAAATGACCGCTGCGGCGGGTACCGGCGTGCCGATAATGACGCAGAACGAGGCGCGCAAGACGTACATGGGCTTGGGGCCTATTGATGGCGGCGACCAGCTCATGGTGCCCAGCACCCTTGTGCAGGCAGGCGTCACGCAGACGCCCGAGGGCGAGGATATGACGCCCCAGCTCGCCAAGAGCGCCAGGACGGCCGAGGGATGGTCAACGAAGGCTGTCCGCGTGCGCACTGGAGGGAAAAGCAGCGCCACGATTGCCGTGCGTCGGGCACTCACCGAGGCGTTCAAGAACGCCATCGACAAGGAGCCGGGCTACCAGGTCAAGGCCGTCAATGAGCTGACGCACGCCGAGTACATGGAGCATTGGAAGCGGTTTGCTGACCGCAGCGAGCAGGCCGAGGCGGAACTGCAAAAGATATTCCAGGGCATCAACGCCAAACAGAAAGCCGAGGTGCTGTTCAACCTGCCCAATGCCACTGGCGTAACCAAGGCGCTTGGCGACCTGTTCGATTCCAAAGAATGGATCGGCATCACCATCGACCTGGTAACGCCGATATTGATGGGCCTCGCGAAAGATGAGGCGACGGCGGCACTGGCGATGATTGGTGCCGACCAACGGGACATCTTCGCCGAGGATGGGGTGCAAGCGGCGCTCGCTCGCGGCATTTCCAAGATGGCGACCAGCTACAACGAGACAACGCTCGCCAATCTCGAAGAGGCACTGAGCGAAAAGCTCAACCAGCAAGGCGGCACGAATCTCCCCGAGCTCACCGCAGCCGTGGATGGCGTATACAGCTATGCCGATGAGCGACGCGCCGGGCTCATTGCTAAGACCGAGAGTTTCCGCGCGGCGAACTGGTCCAACAAAGTCGCGTGGCAGCAAAGCGGCGTCGTCAAAACGATCAAGTGGTACACGGCGGACGATACGCATGTCTGTCAATTCTGCGAGGCAATGAGCGAGCAAGAAATCGACATCGATCAGAATTTCTTTAACGCGGGCGACACGATCAAAGGCAGCGACGACTCCTTCATGACGGCCGATTACGGCGACATCGAAGCACCGCCTTTGCATCCAGACTGCCGTTGTTTTATTCGGCCCGAACTCATTGAATAATATGGCGCTCGATAACACAGCCAATTTCGTGCAGGTCCAAGCATCGACGGGTTACAACTCATCTGCCACTGCCATCACGCTGCAATCAGGGCAGGGTGCCAAGCTCCCAGCCGCGTCGTTCAATCTCATTTGGTGGAACTCGACCGACTATCCG